CTTATTATGTAAAGTACGAGATAGCGGATTAGATCTCGCAAGATTAGTGTGCCGCACAGTCTTAGATGCCGGCCGCGCCCTGTGGGACGAAGTTACTGAAGGCGCTACCCGCGCAAGCTGGTGGCTATTGGTCGGACTAGTCTGGCTTGATGGTCTTGCGCTTGGCTGGTGGCTCTGGAATCACTAATGGCAGAACACAAAGGCTTTATTGATACTTGGCTGCTGAAGCTCACATCGCGTAAGTTATTGGTATGGATAACTGCATCTGCGCTAGCATTTGCAGGCTATCTTACCAGTGGCGACTGGGTTATTATTAGCACAGTTTTTGTGGGTACCCAGGGTGCAGTCGATATTGTCGAGAGATTAAAGGGGCTTAAGTGACACCACGGCAGTTAATAGTACAATTTTTACTGAAGAATTGGAAGAGTATTTTAATCGCTCTTCTCAGTCTTACGGTAGTGGGCAAAATGCGTTATGACTACAAGCAAATGCAGGCTGCTTATGAGGCATCAGAGCAGTCGCTCCAAGCACAGCTTGCCGGCCTGAAAGAAATTCATAAAAAGCAAATGGTCGACATGGAAAACTCACTCCAGATCTATAAGGATACTATCGAACAAGTCGAGCGAGATTATCAAGAATCTCAAGAAGAGTTGCTAGAAGTGATTGAGAGCCGGAGAGAAGAATTCGGAAGACAATTCTCCGAAGACCCAGAGGAACTATCTGAGACAATAATGTTGATGTACGGATTTGATTATGTTCCTTAGTCTATTATTAATGTTGGGCAGCCCGGCCGCCGCGGCAGACGCAGGCCAGTTTACATTTCTTGGCGAGCAGCAGTGCGCTCCATTTGAGGGTGTGCTTTTCGATGTGCCGGCATTGTCGGAAATCCTGGCGCGCCAGTCAACCGCCAATCTCGCATGCCAAGCACGGATTGAATATGAACTTTCAGTCGAAGCTACGAACTATGAGCTACAACTTCGCAATTGGGAGATTCAATATACTGCACTCCACGAAGAAACAAGTCTCCTTATTTTCCAGAAGGACGCTGAGATTGATCAGCTTCAAAAATCGTTGTTAAGCCAGTCTCCACGTAATAATTGGATGTGGGCCGCCGGCGGTGTCGCTGTCGGCGTTGTAGCAACCTATGGGGCATACAGGCTATTCAATGAATGAGAAAGATTTGAATAAAATCGCCGCAATTGAAAAAGCAATCACAAAGAAATATGGCAAAGAAGCCGTACAGAATCCCCGCGCAAATTGGGACGAGAATAAAGAAAAAGAATACCTCGAACAAATGCGAGAGCTATATAAAAAAACCAATGAAAACGACAAGTGGCAAGAGAAAATAGATGTTAATGGTATAAAGGTTTCAAAGAAACTATTTAATAGAGATTCTTTACAACATTGCTCTGTGTGTTCTTCTCTCGCGAGAAAATCGACAGATGATGTTTGTCTTCTCAAATACGAATGTTGCTATAAATGCTATATTCAATATGTTGAAGACCGAGAAGAAAGATGGAAAAAAGGTTGGAGACCCAAAAATGAAAATAACCAAGAATGATCTAAAGAATATAATTTATGAAGAATTGAGCGAATTAAACGAAGCAGGAACACCACCTGATATTGTCAGGCTTCAAACGCTATTAGACAGGGCGAAGATTGGGGAATTCATAAGCGCGAATGTCAATACGCCACAGGAATTTCTGGCATTACAACAATTAATGATTACTGCGGTACAGGAACTCAAGCCACAAGTGAAACAAGCTGTATTAAGAAAGGCCCTAACAGGTGCAGGCGAAGCACCACCAGAAGAGGAAGTCTCCCCCGGCAACCGGTACGAAGAGCGTCTTGTGCGCCGGAAAAAAACAAGGAAATAAAACAATGGCAACAGTTTATGAAATCGTACAAGGACTCGCTCAAGCCGCCGCAAATTCATATGATGGCGCCCTCGGCGAAGATTACGAACCGGAGAAACCCGGAATCCTTCGGAGAGAAGAAGGAGACGCTTTGATTGATCAGCGGGTAATGGACGGCTTTAACGTGAAGTTTTATGGCGACATGATGTGCCTGAGTTATCAGTCCGAGATTCAATTGAAGGAAGTGTATGCTGCCGGATTTGAAAGCGAGACCGAACAACGTCTTGCCGATATTGCTGGATGGCTCAAGAAAGAATATAAAAAAATTACAGGCAACTCCGTTACATTGACCGAGGAAGGCGAAAGTGATATTCGCGTAGAAAGCTCTTCCCGTGTGCGTAGTTGGGTAACGGCCAAACAACATTATAAGATTGGCGGTCTTAACGAAGAGATGAACAATGAAACCGGCTCTGAAGCTCCCGTTGAAAAAAGCTGGGAAACGTTTCTCAAGTTAGGTGGGTGGAACGGCAAAGGCGGCTCACGCCCCGATAACGACACTCGCAAGAAAGGCTCGGAGACTGAATAATGAAAATTTCGATTGCACGACTCAAAGAGATTATTATGGAAGAAGTTGGCTCCGCTACTCGCATGCCGGAAGAAGCCACTCCAGATATGGCGGAAGTAGAGCAACTAGCCGCAGCACTCTCACAGGTGCCATCGATCATGGCTGCTGTACAAGAAGCGGCAAGGATCCCAGAAGTCGAAGCTGCAGTCCAAGAAGCTGAAGAAGAGCTGTCATTGCAGGAAGCCACAGCCGATCACGGGTACGACCCTCTTGGCGCCAAGGTTGCCTTGACCGGAGCGCTCGGCGGCGGTGCCGCGGCCGGTCACGTAGCAATCATGTCGCAAATAGGCATGGTTGCCTTCCACACCGGCCAAGCCTTGATCGGCGGCCTTTTAGGTATCAGCGGTGGTTTGGCGATAGCAGCACTCGGAATGTTAATTTATGAGGCTCTCAAGCCGAACCAGTACTAGATGTAAGGCAATAAAAAATGAAAGTAACCAAATCCCAACTCAAAGAGATCATCAGAGAAGAACTTCAAACTATTCTAGAAGCACAAGCCCCACCCCCGTTGCCTGCTCATAAACTGGCCAAAACCCCGGAAAAACTCGCGCAGACTGTGCAGGACCAGATCGCAGATCTACGGGCCCGGGTTTTGGACCTCGAAAAACATGTGACGTCAGCAGCAGAATGAAAATATCCAAATCCCAACTTAAGCAGATTATTCAAGAAGAGATTGGTTCGAGCGAAGAAGCAACAGAACTTTTAAAAGATATATCATTTAAGCTCGATCAGGGTGACATGCTGGAACAAATTCTTCAAGCAATAAATAGAGTAGATGGCTCGCTTGATTATGTGGCGTCTGCATTAACCGGGATGGCTCCGGGTACTATCGGCTCCATGCAAAAAGCGCTGGGTAGATATTATTCTCCTCCGACGCGAAGGTCTATAGATTCGACCGACGTAAATATCAAAGATGATGGATGAGCTTTCAACTAGACAAAAAGCAGCAAGTCAAAGAGATTCTCAAGTGTGGCAAGGATCCGTCTTATTTTCTTAAAACATATGCTCGAATTTCTCACCCCATGCATGGGCTTATTTTATTCGATACCTACAACTTTCAAGATGATCTTCTTCGAAGTTTTAATGATTATCGCTTTAATGTCATCTTAAAAGCACGTCAGCTAGGTATCTCAACAATTACGGCCGGCTACATCGTATGGATGATGTTGTTCCATCGCGATAAATCTATCCTCGTGATGGCAACCAAATTTGCCACCGCAGGAAACCTTGTAAAGAAAGTCAAGGGTATAATGCGCAATCTCCCAGAATGGATAAAGATTGCTACAATTGAAGTAGATAACCGCAATTCTTTTGAACTTTCCAACGGTTCCTCGATTAAGGCAGCATCTACTTCTGGTGATGCGGGTCGTTCAGAAGCGTTGTCACTTCTCGTTCTCGACGAGGCTGCTCATATTGAAAATCTAGAAGAATTATGGACAGGCTTATATCCTACATTGTCGACAGGTGGGCGATGTATCGCGTTGTCAACGCCCAATGGTGTTGGAAATTGGTTCCATAAAACTTGTGTTGACGCCGAAGACGCCGCAAATAATTTTTATCTAACAACTCTCCCATGGGATGTCCACCCAGAAAGAGATGGGCAATGGTATAAGAAAGAAACAAAAAATATGTCCAAGCGCCAGATCGCGCAAGAGCTTAAATGCAATTTCAACACTTCCGGCGAAACAGTTATAGATCCAGATTGTATGGAGTGGATGCTATCGATGGTTAAGAAGCCCAAGTACCGCACAGGCTTTGATCGTAATTTTTGGATTTGGGAAGAATATGATCCAAGTTGCAATTATTTAATGACTGTTGATGTGTCAAGGGGCGACGGCGCCGATTTTTCGACGTTTCAGATTCTAAAGCTAGAAACATTGGAAATCGTTGGAGAATACCAAGGTAAAATAACTCCAGACTTGTTTGCAAATATGTTAAATCAGGTGGCCCGAGAGTTCGGAAATGCGATGTTAGTAGTAGAAAATAATAATATTGGCTTCACAGTACTTGACAAACTGATAGAATACGGTTATCCTAATTTATATTACTCTATTAAATCAACACACGAATATATCGAGCAGCACCAAGCAGAAATTCGTAATTCTGCAGTCGCCGGCTTTACAACTACGATGAAGACGCGTCCTCTCATAGTTGCAAAATTAGAAGAGTTTGTAAGAAACAAACTAATTAAAGTGTATTCTTCACGGCCGGCAAACGAAATGAAAACTTTTATTTGGAAAAATGGCAAACCCCAAGCAATGAAGGGATATAATGATGATTTAATTATGGCTCTTGCAATCGCCTGCTGGGTGCGCGACACAGCACTCCAGGCAAACGCACGAGATTTAAACTATCAGAAAGCTTTCGTTGACGCAATTATTACAACAAAGACAATAATGAATACAAAAATTAGTGGTCAATATGGATATGAGAAAGATAGTGTTTTTGATCAAATGAGCGAAGCAGAACAACTTTACGCACAATATAAATGGATTATTAAGTGAGATTATAAATGGCATTACCCGACAACAACCCAGCAAATAATCAATCAGGATTATTTAAAGCACTAACACGACTTTTTTCAGGACCGATAGTTAGCTATCGTTCTCAATCTGGCCGCAGGATTAGACGACAACACCTTGACAAATTTAGTTCAAGGTTTAAGTCAACATCTGGCCAACAATTTAAGAAGACATTATATAGTCCGCTAGATAGAATTGCCTCAAACGCAATCGGCAATCAGCGCCGGTCAGAGCGCTATGTAGATTTCGATCAAATGGAGTATATGCCAGAGATTGCTTCGACAATGGATATCTACGCAGATGAGATGACGACCTATTCAGAGTTGCGTCCAATGCTTAATATTAATTGTCCCAATGAAGAAATTGAAGCAGTGTTGGGGATCTTGTTTGATAATATTCTTAACATCAAATATAATCTTTTTGGCTGGGCGCGTACAATGTGTAAGTATGGCGACTTCTTTTTGTATCTCGACATTGATGAAAAATATGGTGTTCAATCTGTAATCGCGCTACCAACACAAGAAGTCGAAAGATTAGAAAATCAAGACTCTACAAATCCTAATTACATCCAATACCAGTGGAACTCTGCTGGAATGACTTTTGAAAATTGGCAGATTGCACACTTCCGCGTGTTAGGAAATGATAAGTATGCTCCATACGGAACTTCTATTTTAGAACCATCACGTCGTATTTGGCGCCAGTTGGTGCTCATGGAAGATGCCATGATGGCATACCGTGTTATCCGCTCCTCAGAACGCCGTATGTTTAAGATTGATGTTGGAGGCATTCCTCCACAAGATGTTGAGCAATATATGCAGAAGGTAGTAACAAACCTTAAGCGCCACTCTGTAGTGGACCCGTCAACAGGCAAGATCGATCTTCGCTACAATCCAATGAGCATTGAAGAAGATTACTTTATCCCCGTGCGCCCTGGATCTGCGACGGATATTACATCTCTTCAAGGGGCGTCTAATATTACAGCAATCGATGACATTAAATATTTGCGTGACAAGCTATTCTCTGCTCTCAAGATTCCTCAATCTTATCTCACGATGGGCGAGGGAGCAGAAGAAGATAAGGCAACCTTAGCACAAAAGGATATTAGATTCGCGAGAACCATTCAAAGACTCCAGAGAGTTATTATCGCAGAGCTTACAAAGATCGGGATCATCCATCTTTACACTCTGGGTTTCAGAGGCGACGATTTATTAAGCTTTACCTTAACTCTCAACAACCCTTCGAAGATCGCAGAACTTCAAGAAATGGAATTCTGGAAAAGTAAGTTCGACATCGCCGCGGCAGCCACAGAAGGCTACTTCTCTCGCCGCTGGGTCACAGAACACATCTTCGGCATGTCTCATGAAGAATTTATTCGTAACCAGCGCGAGATGTATTATGATCGTAAACACGATGCAGCACTACAACAAGTCGCAGAAGGCGCCGCGGCCGAAGGTGGCATGGGCGGCGGCGATCTCGGTGGCGATCTCGGTGGCGATCTCGGTGGCGATCTCGGTGG